CAAACATAACCATCGCCACTAGTGCCAGCTGCCCTTGGCTCAAGGTCAACAAATGTGGGTTGGTCATATGAAGGCCTACCCTTTGGGTTCTCTGGGTCTGATCCATTTTGTAGACAAACGTAAACTTTCAAGTCTTCATTCACTATGTAGTAATTTGCTTCGTACAAACTACCCTGTGAAGTAATAGGTGTTAGATTGTAAATATTATAGTCATGCCTGTACATCTCGTAAGTTGTTCCAGCTACCCACTTTACCTTTCTACAAAGTCTACGAACATCTTTGTCCGTAACCTTCTTCATCGCAATAATAGACTCTTTTATGGAGTATTCCTCCTCGAATCCATCTAAAGGTGCAGGGGTGTTTGTGGCCCATGTGGCAGTACCGCCTGCCGCTGGTTCAGTAGAATTTGGCAATCCCATGAACGCATAATATTTGTTTACAGTAGATCCGACTCCGACAAAACTCTTCACAAAAGTCTCGGCATTTAGAATTCTAAACTGTTCGGATATAATAGCAGGCATTTTAAAAAAACGTTTTTTTCTTTTATTTAGTGGTTAAGTTAATGGCTTTCTTCTGGAAACTACAGAAGCTGTAGATAATCCAGTATTACCATTCAAGTTATTGACGAAAAATTCTTCGGGATTTCCTGATCCACGATTCTGATATCCAAAGATTTGACCCCAACTGTATTTACCCCAGAAGGTATCTGTATTTGCTGTTACAGCAAGACCAACTTGAATTACATTGTTACCATATGACACAGGGCCAGGCAAGAAGGCACATGTTACAGTGGCAAGTCCAGAGACTGCATCGCCAGGAGTAATTGTCTCTACTCTGAATACACCTCCTAGATAGTCACCCTCAGTAACTACTCCAACAGTTACATTTGAACCACTAGAAGTTGTAATGCCAGTAAGTGCGTGACCTACGACTAGAGGACTATCATAGATTGTAAAGAAATCACCTTTTTGTAATCCAGTGAAATTGACCCCAAGCTGGTTGAGTGAGGAATATCCATATCCTAAGTTAGTGTTATCATTGAATTGAGATTTCAATGTGAACGCCAATCTAGGTAATACATTTGCGCTGCCTGGCAACCATGTATTTATTCCTACAATATCACCAAAGTCTCCCTTCGCATTTATTGAGAAGATGTCTTCTTTTCTAGTCTTATCAGTTTGAACAAGAACTGGAGGTGAACTACCAACATCATAACCAAATCCACCATCTGTGACAGTTACAGAAGTTATTACACCAGAAGTTACTGATGCAGTTGCAGTCGCTCTGTTGATAACTGGGTCAGCATAGAATTGAGTTGTTCCACTACCTATAGCAAGGATTCTTGTACTATTAGAATTACCGTATGGTGTATTAGCGATATCACGAATTTCATTCGGATGTGGTATTTCTCTTCTATTCCAGTTTGCCAAATCAAATGAGTAGTAAACTTCTCCTACTGTACTAATACCGATATAGAAGTTGTTGAAGAATTTAATCTTAGCGAAGTCAAATGTTGCAGGGTGTTGTGTACCAGCTGGTAATTGTTCACTGTATGGTTGCCAGAAGTTCTTATTTGTAGAAAGACCAATTGTTCCGTTGTTACCAACAAAGATAAACTTACTACCATCAAAGATAACATCATTGATATCTTGAACTGTGTTACTTACCTTGTTTGACCAAATTAAACCATCATTAGAAGCAATGACTTTACCACCATTACCAACTGCAATAAATTCTGCCTGTCCATATGCAATAGAGTTCAGTGTTTCTAAAGTTCCAGAGAATTGACTAAATGCCTCTGCTGTTGTCATACCAACCGCAGTAAAGATAGATCCACCAGCACCAACTGCAACCCATGTGTCTCTTGATCTCTCCCAAATAACATCTTGGAAGTCACCAATATATGTACTGTCAAATGTATTAGTTACGTTTATTGCAGGGATTGTTCTCTTTTCTTTCAAATCAATAGGAGTCCAAGCGGACAAACTATTACCAATCGAAACTGCTCTTGCCATTGCAGCACCATCTCCAACAGCCATGACATATTTGGCATTGGTATTACCAGATGAGAATCCCATTCCCACACCATTAAATTGGACTGTATTACCGAATCCAATCTGTCCTCTTTCCCAGAATGTACCACTCTTGGTATTGATGTAGTAACTACTTGAACCAACAGCCACATATGGTTCTGACTGTGTGATTGCTTTGAAATCTACAGATTGAACAATACCACTGATACCATCAAACTTCCAATCTTTAATTGGATCTTTACGATTGATTTTAGAGTTAGATATTGAAATTTCTGGATTTGTAAGTGAGTATCCTGTACCACCAAAACTTATAGTTAGAGATGATATACTTGAGGATGTAGAAACGATAGAGGTTACAACGCCTGGTATAATTTCGTTATCATCAAATATTTGAATAGAGTTTTCTGCTTGTACAAGTTTATCAATAGCATTGAACAATGGATATACATTGTTGACGTAAATTTTATCATCAGTCTTACCAACGTTCCTAATTAATCTAGTTGTGGGTAGAACCTTACTCTTCAAACTAGGTCTTGCTTTAGATATTAGAACACCAGAAAGAATCTGATCACTTCTTTGTTTTTCCCATGAAAGCGGTCTATCAGCGTCTTGTGAAGTATCGATTCCAATACTGTTATATGTAAATGTTTCTAGAAGATCAGAAGCAACAATTCTCTTACTGGTTCTTTCAAATTGATCAATGTCAGTAATGTCTAATTTATTTTCTTTAATTTGTACAGTGTCGCCAGGTTTCAATGACTGAACTGGTTCAACAGTCTCAACATCTCTCTTAGATCCTCTAAAGTAAAATACAGAACACTTAGAATCTGGTTTTGGTGCTTCAGTAAAGATAACTCTACTTCCTTTGAATGTGTAAGAAGACTGTGGAGTCTGTAGGATATCATTGATGTAGATAAAGATATTATTTGTAATATCCATGTCACTACCAGGCAATGTCTTAAGACTTAAAATTTCTGTTACACCGCTAGTTGTTACTGACAGAGTAAACTTCTTACGAGTTCCGTTAAAGAATGGTGCAATATCGTCAAACAAGATGAATTGGCCAGGATAGAATCCTGAGAAACTATCGTTTTCTAGTTCTTCAACTGTTAATTGGAATTCTGTTAATACACCGACTCTTGGATCAGTTGCGATACCAGCAACTGTTAGATTATCACCAACCTTAAACGCTGTTCCCTCTTCAAGAATATTGAACTCTGAAATGTTACCATCAACGTTGATACGGAAATCAATCTTAGAATTTGTTCCGATACCTGAATTACCTGAAGCATAGATTAAATCTTCATTGAAATAGTTGTCTGGTTCAGTAACTTCAACAGTCACTGGTTTAGTTACTTCACCACCTCTCTTGTACAATGCTTTTTGTGTTGTTAATCCAGCATTAACTCTAAAGGTTGCAGCATCTAGTTTTTCAATCACATCAAATCCAGAGAATCCTTGTTCTATAGAAGATGCAATTCTCTTACCCTGTTGTGAAAGACCAGCCCTAGCATAGTTGTGATCCACTGTTGAAATACCAACATTAACAACGTATGTTTTATTGTCGATAATCTTATCTACAAATGTACCACCAGCAGCAAAGTCAGTTCCACTAGGAGAGTTGTTATTCAGTCTAGGTGCAAGTATGACACCTTGAATTGTACCACCACCATTGTAGAAACTAGGTGTAGTAGATGGCCCTACCTGTGTTTCAATAGTATTGTTATCAATGACTCTAGTAATCAGAGAACCATTGTAGAAAGGATCTCCTCCTTTTGGATAGAATTGTTTTGTAGTATAGTTATCCTGTGAGCATGAGAATAAAATTCCCTCAGTTCTTAATTTTACATTTCTAGCAGATCCAGCAGCAGTTGTAATACCATGAACAACTGGTAAGTATGCAGTCATGATACCTATGGATTCATGATAGTCTGCATGATTAATATTATATGCAACTCTAGTAGAAACACCAACATTCAAAGTGACGTTGTTAGATGTTACGGCAGTTGGATATAATGCGGTGTCGTGTGCTGGGTCTGTGGGTCTAGGATATGGATGTTCTGTCGCATATTGATCCATAGAACAAGAGTAAATCAATCCGCCAGTCATCAATCCTACTGATGTTGTAGTTGACAATCCGTGTGATGAGTCAGTGGTTATAGTTGCCAGTCCACTGTTTGCATCATAGGTAGCGTTCGTTACGTTGAACTTAACTCTGGATGTAATACCAACGTTGATTGTAAACGTGTCTATTGTAGAGGTGACAATACCAACCTCTGTATTGTGTATAGGGTCAGTTGATCTTGGATATGTGTGGTCTGTTGCGTAGTTATCCTGAGAACATCTCCATGTGTATGAATCAGTAGCAAGACCAATAGTATCTCTGGCAATCAACATACCACCAAGTTTTGCGTTTTCAAACGTATGGAGATAATTACCACCACTGATGACCGCATTATTAACGGCAGAGACTAGGATGTGTTCAGTTTGATTAGATGATGTTCCTACGTCCAGAGTAATGGTGGTATCTGTAGTAGCAGTAATCTTAACAGCAGTATTGTAAGCAGGATCTGGGCCATTAAGACCAGATTTCCTTGGGTAGAAGTGATTTGTCGCATGATTATCTAAGGCACAGGTAAATTTGAATCCATTTGTTTTTAATTTGACAGAAGTTCCTTTCTGGAGTGTATGAGATCCGATATCAATCGTCATTAATCCAGTGAAAGGATCATATGATCCACTTGTAGGAGTATGGTAAACAAGAGGAGATGTTCCTACGTTTACGCTAAACTTATCGAGATCAACAGTTGTAACTGACAACCATTGTTGATCTGCTGGATCTTTTCTTCTTGGATAACTCTTGATGGACTTTCTACCATCCATCTTACATCTGAATCTTATGGAATCTCTTTCAAACTGAACTCTATTACCAGTAACCATTCCATGACCAGCAGATGTCACAGTCATAATACCAGATACAGCATCATAAGTTGCAAATTCTACGTTTCTAACATACGATCCATTGAATCCATGAACATTAGAGAACACAGTCATAATACCTGTGCTTGCAGTATATGATGCAGTTGCAATGTTGTAATTAACTATTGTTGATACACCAACATTGATTGTTATAGTGTCAGCGGATGTAGAACCAATACCAACAGATACATTACCACCTATGGGATCATCAGGACGAGGATATGCATGTTCTGTTGCGTAATTATCTCTGGCACATGTGAATATTATGGATGCAGTATTGATACCAATAGTGTCTCTTGCTTTCTTAAGACCGCCTGTTGTCGCACTCTGGAACCAGTGTGCATTTACAATAGTAGATACACCAACATTTACGGAGAATGTATTTACTCCAACGTTGTATATTGGCAACCATTGATTTAAGAATGGATCAGAATATCTTGGGTATGCCTTAGTTGCAGTGTATCCATCTAGATCGCATTTGAATGAAATTGATTCTAAATCAAACTTGACATATTCACCAGCAACAAAACCATGATTTGCAATGGTTGGTTCTAGTACACCAGTACTAGCATTATACGTTGCCGTCGAAATTGTATGAGATGA